GACGCAGAGGGCAGCGAACAGGCACGGCAGACCCTCGCCACGTTCCCCGCACAGCTTGACCGCCTGGGCATCCCCTATTGGGTGCAGAACACGGTCAGCGCGTGGGCGCAGGATTTCCGCGCCGAAGGTAATATCCGGGTTGCATATCTTGATCAAGTGTTGCGCCGTCGCGGGATCACATGTGAGGGGGTGTAACTCATGTATCAGACTTGGAACACCCCCGACATCACCTATTCCCGCCTCTATGCGGATATGCTGAACCAAATCCACATACTGATTGCAGGTAGCACCGGCAGCGGCAAATCAACTGTTGTTAATGGTATGATACACGCCGCGCTCCGTAACAGTCCAGCCCGTGTGGGATTTATCCTGATAGACCCGAAGGGTTGCGAACTCGGAGAGTATGCCAACCTCCCCCATGTACTGGACTATGCGAACAGGCCGCAGGACATCCCGCGCGCCCTCCGTGGGGCCGTGGCTCTGATGAACAACCGACTTGCGGACATGAAGCGGCGCCGCCTCCGTGAGTATGACGGCTCCGACGTGTATGTCATCATTGACGAACTCATGCCGATTATGACCCGCCCGGACATCAAACGCGAGTGTTATTCGCCGCTCCTGGACTTGCTGGCCCTGGCCCGCGCCGCACATATCCACGTCGTAGCATGTACACAGTCGCCCGTTGCCGCCGTCATCCCGACCCCGCTAAAGTGCAACTTCGACGCAAGGTTGGCGCTGCGGACGGCATCGGCGCAGGATAGCCGCAATATTATCGGGGCGCGGGGTTGCGAATGTCTCCCGAACCCCGTCATAGACCACCGCGCCGAGGGTTATTATATGCGCGGCCCGGAGATCACCCGGTATTTGCTCCCCCGCGTGGAGGACGCCGAGCGCCTCCGAATCATAGAGTTTTGGGAGCATAGCCGCCCCCGCCGTCACCTGTTCCGGGCGGGTTGACAGGCCCGCCGAACACAGCTATAATCAATCTATCAATCAATCATCATAGGAGGGTATAACAATGACTATTAAGTACAATAGCAATCTCACCGTGGAGACTATCAACGCCCCTATACTGGATAACTACAAGGGCATCGCCGCTTATTATTGGACGGCCTACAACCCAGATGCAAAAAACGACTTCGGCCTCTATGACGCTTATGATCTGGTTTATTTCGTTCCTAACGACATGGCCGACCCGGATAATATCGACTGGACAGACCCCGACGACATCCGACCCCGCGGCAGCTATGACCCCGATACCGGCAAGATTGTCTAACAGTTCTCCCTGGCCTCGCGCCGGGGCTTTTTGTTGCCCTCATTACAGCCCCTTGACGGCCCTTTACAGCCGCCGTGCCCGGGACATTTACAACCATATATCCCCCGCCCCGATAAACGGTTATAGGGCCGTTTACGGGGCTTATATTATGCCCTCGGATAATGCCCGCGCCCCGGCGAATACACCCCGATAATATCAAACGTCGTATAAAGCCCGTAAATGCACTTTACAGCGCGTCAAATTTTACCCTAACATGGTATAGGGTAGACGTGTAAAGCCGCTAAAAAGCCCCTTTGCCGGGCTGTACAGGCGCATACGTGGTCGTGGGTTGCGTTGACCATGGCAATATGGCAGGGGCGGCAGGGCATTGTCTACCTGTTAGCAGGTATTAACATAGTTTCAAATACCAGATTACACAATATCGGAAACGGGCACAAGTCCACCTCCGCGCTCGACTTTGACTGGGCCTCCCGTTCTGCGCCGTTCTGCGCCTTTCTGCGAATTTTTTCCGTTCTGCGAAAAAACGGAGCGCGTTCTGCGCCCCGTTCTGCTCATTCTTGACCGTCCGTGAACTCCGTCTCGACCTTCTTCCCGTCCTCCAAGTACCATTTCTTGATGTCCTCGTCGGACATCTCTTTGATGCCGTTGTCATTCGCAGAAACAACAACGTCCTGCTGGTCTTTATACTGGAACAGGTTTTTAGCAAGGAAGATACCATTTGCGGGATTGATCTTGTTGGTCTGCATCATGTCCACCCAGATTTCTTCAAGCATCATCAAAACGCGCTTGATGATAGGCGTATGGGTTTCCTCCCTGAACACTCCCGTTTTCCATCGATGGAGCGTCCGTTGATCTACACCCAGCCAGTTAGCAAGACCGACGATTTGAGGTATCTTGTTGTTCATCTCGCAGAAGTCCAGGTACTCGTTTATCCTGTTCTGCACCTGTTCCGGGTCGGCAACATTGATAGGGGGAAGGTCGATGGAGACTCTCGCTTCTTTCATGTAGCGGCGAATGTAGCCCTCGTCGTTCTCGTCTGCCGGTTGCCAAGTCGATAGCCCCAACTCTTTCTTTGTTTTCAAAGGGTTGTCAGCAAGCAACTGGAAATTTTTCTCGTCTCGCTCTTTGCGCCTTTTTTTGACCTTCGCTATAGCCTCCGGGGATGACCATGTGCGCTTTTTCTTCGCATAGTCGGCCTCCTGTTCCTGCTGTTTAGCCTGTCTTTCTGCGCGTTTTCTGGCGTTCAGTTCACGCCGCGCCTGTTTCTGTTCCTCCGTCCACGGAGGATGACCAGTTTTTTTCTTCGGTTTCTGTTCGTTCTCGCTCATATCCACACCTCCATCATGCATCAGCATACTTCCAACGATAGCCCCGGCACTTTCTGTTTTCCATGCTTGCCGACTGATATATCGCTCTGGACGTAACGCCATAACGCAAACATGCATCTTTTATGCTATCAAACCGTTCGCCGGTATCTATGTTGACTACGGCATGTTTCTTGAAACCCACATCTTCGCACCTTCCATTAGCCCAAGCATGTTGTGCGTTCTCTTTCGCCGTCACCCATTCAAGGTTGTCAACATTGTTATTGCCACGATCACAGTCTTTGTGATTTACAAAATCCTTCCCATCTTCCTTCGCTATGAAGTTTTCTGCCACAAGCCTATGAATGCGAAAGACCTTTTGATTCCCGCTGCCGCTATGCAGGAACACGGCAAGGTATTGGCTACTTTTTTCTCCGCTCCAAAACGGTTTTAAGATTCTTTCCCTCACATGCCAAGTGCCATATGTTTTGTGCGGCATGTTCCGGGCAAGGCTTTTGACCCGCCCGAAACTGCTGATTTGGTACATGCCCTCATATCCAGGTATGTCTTTCCATTCCTCGATATGGTTCTCGCTCATTCGCACACCACATCCTTTATTCTGCGCTTCTTTGCCTTGACCACCTTGCCCTCCAGGTAGAACTCCCCGCAATGTACGGAGAACTCCGGGAATCCCTCTATGCACTCGTCCACCGAGGGGCGGTTGTCCACCAGCCATAAGGCCGTCTCCGCTGTCGTATCGGCCTTGACGATGCTGTTCCCGGCTTTGAGTAGATAGCTGACTCTGTTGTTCCTGATGACCAGTTTAACCCTGTCCTTCATAGTCCTTCCTCCCTGTTCTTCGCATCCAACATCTGTTGAAACCACCACTCGTCGATCTCGACGGTTGTCCACCTTGTGCCGCAGGAGTGGCACTCCCTGACCCTTCGCATTATGCCGCTGTATTGGCGGCAATCAATGACCTTGGTCTTTCTGCACCCGCATCTGCGGCATACTCTAACGTTCCTACTTCTTGGCATTTTCAGCCTCCATGCGCCACCGCAAACGGTCAATCTTGCGGTCCTTCCAATCCTGCACCTGTTCTCTGTTCTGGTAGATGTGCTTCAACTGCCAGAGCATGATCTCCACATCCGCGATTTCCTCCGCGATATGGTTCCACAGTTCGCGGGTCATACACCCGTTGGTCAACGCCTTGCACAAAGCCTGTTGCAGTTCTGCCATTTCCTCGCAAGCCTTGACCACCTGAACCTTCGTGCCATAGTGGTAAATGGCATCCGTGAGGATTTGCCGCTCGTCTTTCGTCATGCGTCCTCCTTCGGCTCAATCCCCAGCTTCTCCGCGATGTCGGCGGGGATAGGATTAGTTATCTCGTACATAGGCTTATAATACAACGCTCCATTCTCCTCATGACGCGGTGAATGAACCGTCTTTACTATGCCTTGCTTTTCAAGCCACTCACCCCATGTCGGATAAACCGGCTCCGGGTGTTCTGCGGCCCATGCCGAGATGTCGCGCTCCATGTTGGTGAAATTCTCTTTGCCGCACATCTCATATACAGCGCTGCATCCACACAACGGGCAATTATCGCAACTGCTATTCCCGTATTCCTTGTTCATGTGCTGGCACATCCTGCGCCAGTCCTTCATCGTCTGTACGAAATCAGCCATCTTGCGCCTCCTGTTCCTTCTGCCATTCTTCGTATAGCATTTGGGCGTATCGCCTATACAACGGCGCTCTTTCAGGGTCATTCGCCCTGTCAATCAGCCACCCTATCTGGATAGCGTCCACCACCTGCAACTGCTCCCCCGGTAGGAATTGCTTGAAGAACTCCCCCACGGTGATCTCCACGGTATACTCGCCGTAGTCATCCGTGATGGGGACGGTGATATGCTGGTCAAGGTCAATTAAGCGCATGGTCATCCCTCCCTATGCGGATACCGTCCGCACCCGTGCTTCTCCGGGCAGTAGTGCAAAATCTCGCACTTCGGATAGAATACCTCACCCACAAGTTCGTTCCATTCGCCGCTGTATTTGGACAACTGACCATATATCGCGCCGAACAGTTCCCGGAACTCCCAATACGCCCTTTGGCACATCCGCTGTCTGCTCATGTCCACAAGGTTGCGGAGGTTGCGCTTGTCCACGACCTTCGTGGTCATGCCCAGCGGCAGGAGCATGGCGGCATCCTCGCGGGGAATACCACGCTTTTCAATTTCTTCCAACGCAACCCTGATGCTTGCTAAAGCACAATCAAAGTTGATGCTTGCGCGATGGTCATTTTCTATACTTTGAGGTTTGATACAGTCAAACTCCTTATAGTCGATGTACCTTGTGGACGCTTGCAACCTCGTCGGCGCACCGCCGATGTGGGTGTACCATTCGCGGATGACGCGGGCAGAGTAGCCGTCCAGCACCATCTCCACGTTGACGTATTCCATTACGCGCCCGTGTCCGCTGGTGATACAGTCCCAGCCGCGCTTGTAGTTCGCCGCAGGGTCGGATGTGTCCGCGCCCCAGCATATTCCTGCCCTCTGCCCCATCAGGGATATGGGGTTTTTTGTAGTCTCAGGTAAGATGATGACCTGTCCCATTATTCGTCCTCCCTTTCGTCTGGCCCAACCGACGCGCCGTTTATCATCCTTGCGCCGCAATGCGGACAATGGTCATATGCAATCGACGCATCTACCATGGTTCGCATATTGCAAGCCTTACAGCGCAACGTGTAAATCAGTCGTCCACCATATCCAAGCGCAGCTTTTTGGTCTTTCTCGATGGATGTACCGCACCGAATTACCTTGTATTGGTTCACGTATTCCCATTCAGACCGCATCACGTTCACCCTGTCGCTGGTGTACTCAACATTGGTCATTTCGCGTCCTCCACGTCCCACATCGGGCTGTTCATCATCTTCGTTGCGCAGTTGGGACAATACTTCATGGCCCTTGCAATTATCCCCCAGGATATGCCGCAATTACTGCAATGGTAGTGCCCCAAGCGGTCGGGTTCCTTTATCCATTCGCCATGTATCACAGGCGCAGCGTCAACGGAGGGAATCGCGTCCAAATCCCTGTGAAGCAACCCCATGCGCACCTTCTCGCTTTTCTGACGGCCCCATGTGTTTATCACGTCCAATGCCGCCGCCCTTGAAATCAGGTCACCTTTCTTCGTGGTAGTCCTCCACGGACAATTATCACCGCAACGATCAGTTGTTGTTCCTGCTTGCATCGGGCAATTTATTTTTGTGCATTCCACGGTGTTCCCTCCCGCTGTTCCTTCGTTGGCCGCTGGCTCCACGCCCTCCAAGTGACGTTGTACTCGTCGTTCATCGCCGCCACATTTACGTCCCAGACAGTGATGAAGCACTTCGCCCCGGTACGATCAGACCCGCCGATAGCCAGCACCACGCCGTCATCGTCCACCAGCTTCAAGAACTTCTTCCCAGCTTCGAGGTACACGACCATGCTGTCGTGGATTTCGTCCAGCGTCAGGAGGCGGGGTTCCTGGGCCACAACGACATCGGGCAAAGGGCAATCAACGTAGAAACTGCTTTTAGCATCCCCCTCGTCTGTAGCGCGGGTACACTTGTGTTTTTTCCAGTTGTAATATCCGCAATCGCCACAACAGCGTATACCTTTCATCTTCATTCCCACTTCACCGCCTGTCTCTGCTCGTCTGTCGGGCAGGATGTCCATGGTCGCCGTCCATATTCAACGCATGTGTGAACCGTTGCTTCTGCCCATCCATCCCATTTAGGTTCCTCGCGGTATTCCATCCAGCACGGTAAACATCCGTACTGGTCAACGCTTGGATTGTTTTCAAAATCTTCCAGCGTCATCACTCGCGGTTCCTGCGCTTTCAGCTTGCCTATTCGCTCAATCGCTTGTGCTGGCGTATGACCATCCCATTCAGGTGCATTATCAAGCACACGACATTTGAACATATCCCAATATGGGTCAATGTCATAGTGATACGTCGCCTGACCATCTGGTGTGTCTATACCAACGATGAACATGTTGTCGTACATCGTTCCGTCGTGGTGCTTCTTTGACTTCCATGCCCTATCAGGATAATTCGCCACAATCACGCTGAAAAGTACAGCTCTGTGATGATACAATTCGTTGAATGTATGGTAGCCGTCACTCGTTTCGCCTGTAATCGGCTCCTGCGCTCTCAGTAGCGCAAGAGTGTCAACTACAAGACTATGGCAGCATTCACAAAGTCCACCTTCAAGAGTTATTTCGCGATCATACGGGCAATTCTTGCAGTCTCCTATACCATATCTCGTAGTCATAGGCAAACAGCACTCAAGTCCTTTGATCACCTTCTTACGATCAGGCATCCCACTTCACCTCCCGTTCGCACTTACGGCAATATTTATCACCCTCGTCAAGCAGTGTCCCGTCAAACGGACAATGCAGAAAATAGCTTTTACTCCCATCTTCGTTGTGAAGTATGCCGATTCCGGGTCTTACTGACTCCTGTGCTGTTGGCGTGATAGATATATCTTTCATGAGAGTATATTCAATGCAATCAGCCATAATACCTCCCAACAAGTGCCTCATCCTTCTTTTCCCATTTTATTAATGCATCATTAATAGCATAAGGGAGAACATAACAACGAATTGAAGTATCTAGAAATCTTGCTAATTCATTACGCTCATATTTTTCTTTTATAGTGTCTAAATCAATACCAAATTCTATACATGAATCCATAATTAAATTAATATTATAACATAGATAATTTTCACAATTTTTTTCTGTGTCATAGTATGATGTATTACCAGTTATAGCGTCATCATTCCATAGTGCATCGTATAAGTAATCCGCCGCATCAGATCTATCTTTAAAATCTGAAAGCTGAAAAGGTTCCCACTCTTCTCCAAGCCAAGTGATTATGTCTTCTTTCATTGCGTCATAATAATTATATTTTTCCATTTTTATTTCCTCTCTAACCAAAGTATTGCAATCCACAAACTTAATAATATTAGTATCATTTTGTTGTTTTATTTGTTTTGTTTTCGCTCACTGTAGCTGTAAAGCCAAGTACATCAAGATGGTAATTCTGTTGCATAAGCCACTTTAACATTTTATCCGCATTATGAATTAAAACTGGCTTTAGTAGATCATAATTCATATTCTCTAAATCATTATAATCTATAATTTCTATGTCATCGAAACCTAGATTTTTTGCTTTTACTTCAAAAGCGCGCTTATTTTGCGTAATAACAATTGCATTATGATTACGCGCACTTGTAA